GGTCGGTGATCTGGTTAAATTAACAGTTCAAAGCGGAGTTTTGAGCGCATGGCACTAAAGGCAAAAATTGATAGCCTAGAAGGACTTCCAGAGGGAGTTTCTGAATTTTACCAGCCGAATGAAAGCGGGGGGTATGAATTGGCTGTTGATGGAATGGTTCCGAAATCTGTCTTAGACGAGTTTCGCAGCAATAACATCAAACTGCAAAAAGACATCGAAAAACAAGCTAAAGGCTTGGCGAATGTCGATGTTGAAGAATACAAGGCTTTAAAAGCGCGTGAACAAGCCCAGAAAGATCAAGAGTTGATTGAGGCGGGTAAGGTCGAGGAATTGCTAACACAGCGCACAGAGCGGCTGCGTGGCGACCTAGAGGCGCAAATGCGTCAGTTCCAAGAGCAAGCCAGTGAGGCCACATCTAGGGCATCACAGGCCGAGCAAGAACGCGACAGCTATTTGATTAACACCAAGCTGCAACAGGCGGCGGTGGCATCAGGGGTGCGCGACACGGCCATTCCTGACGTTCTGAACCGCGCACAGCAAGTTTGGCGCATAGACCCAGAGACTAAAGGACTGATGCCCATGCAGGGTGATCAGGTGGTTTATGGGCGCAAGGGTACTGGCCCGATGGGAATGGACGAATGGTTCGGCTCCCTTGAGGAACAGGCACCACATCTTTTTAAATCATCCACTGGGGGCGGGGCTTCTGGTGGGGTCGGCATATCGGGACGCAAAATCTCAATATACGACCACCAAGGACTATCTGGAAATCTTGAGGCAATAGCCGCAGGGAAAATACAGATTACAGATTAACGTCTTGATCGGCCCCAGCCAATCGCGAGGGCCGATCATTTAAAGAATAACAGGCGGTGCCTGTGACTAATTTGGGCCACTAAAGGCTCAAACGTGGTTCCAAATTGGCACCACAGGCTCAAGGGCCACACAGTCGGTCGGAGATTGACGCAAGCCACGGGGTGGCCCTCTCAAACTAAACCTATACTCAGGAAAGGTCATTCAAATGGCTAATACGATCACAAATATTATGCCAAAAATCCTCGCAAGGGGCTTATTGGCGTTGCGCGAACAGGCAATCATGCCTCGCGTTGTTAATCTGGATTATTCCAGCGAAGCGGCTCAAAAGGGTGACACAATTGATGTGCCAATCCCATCCGCGCTGACTGTTTCAGCGGTTTCACCGTCGAACACACCGCCAGCACCACAGGATAGCAGCCCTTCAAAAGTGCAAATTTCTTTGAATAATTGGTATGAAGCCAATTTTCACATGACTGACAAAGAAATGGTCGAAGTGGATCGCAACGAAGCATTTGTTCCAATGCAAATGTCAGAAGCGGTCAAGGCTCTGTCTAATAAAATCAACACATCAGTACATGAACAATATACTGGCGTTTATGGTTTTGCGGGTACAGCGGCAACCACACCGTTTTCAAGCAATGTCAGTCAAGCGACAGACGCTCGTAAAGTGCTGAACCAGCAATTGTGTCCACGTACAGATCGCAGAATGATCTTGGACTTTGACGCAGAAGCCGCAGCACTCGCGTTGGATGCGTTCAATAACGTTAATGAAGTTGGCGGCACAGGCCCTAAAATTGAGGGTGAAATCGGGCGCAAGTTTGGCTTTGACTTATACACCGACGATGCGGTGGTAACGCACACAGCGGGCGGCTCTGGCACCCCTCTGGTGAACAAGGCGGGTAACTATGCGGCTGGTGCATCTTCGGTTGTGGTTGATGGCATGACGGGCGCAAACGGCTTTGTTGTGGGCGATATTGTGTCCTTTGCGGGCCACGGTCAGACCTACGCGGTAACTTCTGCTCCAACAGCATCGGGCGGAGCGCAAACCATTGGTATCGCACCCGCGCTGCAAGCGGCGGTCAATGACAACGCGGCGATTACAGTCAGGGCGTCACACGTTGTGAACCTTGGCTTCCACCGTGATGCGTTTGCGCTGGCTATGCGGCCCCTACAGGGCGCAACTCAGGGCGATGGCTATGGCTCACAGATCGTCAGCATGACCGACCCACAGACGGGCTTGTCAATGCGTCTGGAAGTGTCACGCCAGCACAAGCAAGTTCAGTACTCGCTGGATGCGCTTTGGGGCGTCAAACTGATCCGTCCAGAACTGGCAGTTCGTATCGCTGGTTAACTTCGATAGGGGGGCGGGAAATCTGCCCCCCGATCACCAACGGAAGGTTAAAGCATGACGATCACGCTGACAGAAGAAACGGGCGGGGGCCTATATAACGCAAA